GCTATTACCTCATTTTACAATTTGCTTTGTAAGCAACTTGGTAGGGTCAATTTGTTAGAGGAAAAAGCCACTGTAAGAGATATTACCAATATGTTTTAAAGATGAAAATATACCCTTATTTACTTAGAAAAAAAGTGTCCCAACAGCCAACTATCAATGAAGATGGCATACCTATCTACCCTACAAACCCTATAACATGGGAGGAAGTAGGTGTTTGTCGTGATGAGATAGCAGGAGCAGGACAAAAGATAAGTAAAACAGATGGGCAAATCTTTGATTGTACCGCTACTATCTATGCCCCGAAAGGAACGCCTACCATAACAGCAGGCACCACGGTTCAGGTAGTAGATACCGAGGGTAATATTCGCCTTGAAAAGCAGGTAATTCGTTTTTCCACTGATTATTTCCATTGCCGTATATTCGTATGATAACACCACAATTTAACTCGAATGATATAGAACGTATATTACGTGAGAAAATAGAAAAATATTACCAAAAAGTAATACGTATCCTTCGTATTGTAGGTGAAAAGTGTATCAATGAAGCGCGTGAGTATGGTAGCTATCAAGACCAAACAGGTAACCTTCGTTCGTCTATTGGGTATATTGTCTTGAAAGATGGCAAACCTATTGAAAAAGGAGGTTTTACCCCTACTGAAAGAGGGACAGAAGGAGGAAAAAACGGACAAAAAGAGGGTGAAGCATTTATCAATAAGGTAACATCTCAATATCCAAAAGGGTTTGTACTTGTCGTGGTTGCAGGAATGAAGTACGCAAGCTATGTAGAAGCCCGTAATTACAATGTACTTACTTCCGCTGAACTATTGGCCGAGCGTGAAGTTCCGAAACTCTTAAAAGCATTATCGCAATGAAAAAAACAGCATCACAAATAGAATCCGACCTATATAAGTACTTTAAGGATAAGATAAACCCGCTTATCAACGGGCAAACCTACCGCAATGGGGTACGCCCCTTGAACTCACAGAAAGAGGATTGTGTAATATCGTTCCTTACTGGGTTAGATGGGCAATACCAAACGGGGGTAATTAACATCAATATCTTTGTTCCCTTGGTAAAGAACAATGATAATCAGTATAGGAAAGACTTCGTACGATGCGATGCTATCGAGCAGGCTTTAATGCCAATCATAGAGAATGCAAAAACGGATCTACGCAACTATAGATTACAACTTCATCAGATGATACAGACCTTTGAGGAGACGGATATAAAGCAGTTTTTCATCAACGCAAAAGTAAAATTTAGGTATAACACTTTTAATAATTAAAAAAATAATATTATGGCATATACAGATAGTAATGACACCGCTTGGGGAAAAGTAGAATTCAAGTTTGGTGCGCCTGGAGCAGGAGGGGCTATGGGCACAGTCCTTAAAACATTAGGGGTTGTCAAAGAAGATAGTTATTCTTTGGAAACACAAGACGGAAAAGAGTACAAGTTTACTGCAATTGGTGGAGAGGTAATTGACCAATTACAAGGAGAACCCACATTAAAAGCTAAAATTACAGTTAAGAACCTTAATAAGGCTCTAATTTCTGAAATTTGGGATATTGAAGAATCAGGAGACGAACTTATCGTCAAGTCTCTTGTATCTCGTAAGAAGTTTTCAGTTTCTATTACTCCTGTAACATCAGGCAGTGAAAAAATAGATATTTTCTATTGCTCTATAAGTGGGAAACCTACCTATAAAGGAGAAGACGGTTATTGTGTAGACCTTGAAATGACTATAATTAGGAGTGCTAAAGGATTGTTTTCAATTGGAAGGGTAGCGTAATTATGGAGGAAAAAGTAGCACAAACACTACTTGAAGAACCAACCACAATAATCATTGGGGGCGAAGCGTATAAAGTCGCTCCGCCCTCTATTATTACACTGGTAAGGGCTTCAAAGTACATCAGCAAGATACCCGCCGATACTATTGACGAGGAGCATATATTTGGCTCTATTGTCCATAAGGCGGAAGATTATGAAAATATAGCGTGGGCTGTGGCTGTTATCCTCTTAGGTAACCGCTTCACAGAGATAGTACGCCCTCGTTTTTGGCAGTTCTGGAAACGAAAGAAGCATGTTACGCAAGGGGAAGTATTAGCTAATAAACTGACTAAAGCCCCAGTATCTGAAATATCCGAAGCCTTTTTCAGGGTAATAGGTCAAATGGATATACGCTCTTTTTTCGTCATTTCCACTTCCCTCAAAGGAATGATGATCACAAAACCAACGAAGGAAGTGGAGAACGAAACGATAGTATCTGGGGGCTCGTAGGCTCGTTTGCCAAACAGTACAGATTGACCTTTGAGTATGTCCTAAATATGAGTTATGCCAATGTAATGCTATATAGCTCAGTGATACCCTCGTATGATAATGACAAGAAAGACAAAAAGGAAGCACCAAAAAATGAAACACGAACTGACTTCGCGGGCTTTCTCTCGAAATTAAAAGCAATCCAGTAATAAACAAACCACTATGCAAGAAAATGAAGGTAGACTACTCTTTGAGGTAAGAGCAGACCAAACAGATATAAAGAAAGATATTGAGGCTATCAAAAAGCAATTTGAGAGCCTAACAGAGAAGACAAAAGAAGAGGGCAAAAAACAAGCCGAAGTATGGCAGAACCTTGTCAAGGGGGCTACTACCTATTTTACTTTGCAGGGAGCGTCAGCCTTCATTAAGCAGGTGGTAGCTGTCCGCTCGCAATTTCAACAGCTTGAAATATCCTTTGGCACTATGCTAAAGAGCAAGGAATAGACTTCATCATCTGTGATCAATATAAAATAGAATTATTTCTAGTATTCAAAAAAGTCGCCTTTACAACACCCCAAGATGCCAATATAAATGCAACTTCTAATGATATTTTTTGGAAAAAATCTGCGTCCTTGGAGGTGCGGAGAATTGAACTCCGGTCTAAAAGGCATACCCACTGAACTCTACCATTATAGTCAGCTTTTTAACCTGATTTTTTAGCCTTATACCGAGAGGGAGAAGGAGAAAAGTAACAAACTCAATTCTTCAATTTTTTCAGCACAAGGTTTTGTTTTCCTGCTCAAATCGGCCTTGCTCCTAGCAGGAGTCAGTAGTCAAGGTTAGTTTTAACTGGCTTGAAAGATTACTAAGCGTAAGCCTTTACAAGTTCAGCTCTCTTAAGAAGAGATTTTCATGCGTTAGCATTTTTGGTTTGATTGGTTTTAGGCTCTGTCAATCATCGAGCAATGGCTATCAACTAGGTACGGATTCCTCTCATCAAATCCAAAGTCACCCCCATAGTCTTCAAAGTATAGCGAAAATCCTCACCTTTTGCAAGAGAAAAAAAATTCGGTTTCACTCTAATCCGGATCGTCAGAATTCACATTCATTCAGCCCGCAATGAGAATTACAAAAATCTTGTCCAAGATTTAGTTGATGATTTAAAAGCTGTTTTTACACATGCTGGTTTAGGAGGAGAGGCTGGTGAATACAAGCTTCTTACCCAATCTTTCTTATATAAGTTTTTAAATGATAAGTTTCTCTATGAGGCAAAGGCAGTAGATACGAAGAATATCTATGAGGAACTTGTTAAGATGAGCCCTGATGATTATAGGTGGCTCTTGGAAGATATCGGCACTGCGACTGCTCAGCTTAAACCTGAGCAGTTCATTGAGACTTTGCATCGTAAGCAAAATGAAGACAATTTCTATGAAATATTTGAAGCGACTCTCAACCAAATAGCTATTGACAATAATGATATCTTCTCTGTTCATACGGATGGTGACACAGCTATTCGTCTTTTTGATGAGCGTTTAATTACAGATAATATTTCAGATTCAAGCAAACGTAATCAAGTCGCAAGAGCTATCATCAATCTACTTGCTCGTATCAAGTTTGATGAGACTATTTTTTCACAAGGTTTCGACTTTTTCTCTACCCTCTTTGAGTACATGATCAAGGACTATAACAAAGATGGCGGTGGTAAGTATGCTGAGTACTACACACCTCACTCTGTGGCTAAGATTATCGCTGATATCTTGGTGGGAAATGACCAACCATCAAACGTGCGAATCTATGACCCGTCAGCTGGTTCTGGAACCTTGCTCATGAACCTGGCTAGTCGTATCGGCGTGGATAAGACCACTGTCTATAGTCAAGATATCTC